TAGGCCTTCTTGATGATCGCCTTTGGCCAATGTTGGACAATACACTTTAACAATGCCAGCGTGATGAATGGCCTTTGCACACATTAAGCAAGGATCACAATTAGTCATGATCCACTTATCAAGTGTTGAGTTGCCTGTCCTGGTGGCATTGAGTATAGCGTTAAGCTCTGCATGATGGCAGCCAAGATCATTTTGAGATCCGCTTATAATGTGTTTAGATTCTCGCTCGCATACATCGCCACCACATAGTTGATCTTTTGAACCTCTTGGTGTCCCATTATATCCCTCACTTATAATGATGTTGGTTGATGGATCAATGATCAATGCTCCCACCTTGCGTCTTGGGCAAGGGGACAGGCTAGCGATTAAGTCACATTGAGCAAGCCTAACCTTGATGTGTTTATTCTTGATCATTCAGCTGTTTAAGTATGTCAAACGTGGTTGGATATAGTTTCATCATTATATCTTGGATAGCCAAAGCAACGAGGCGAGTCTCTTCTTGGGCGTGGTCAGTGGTGCGAAGTCGAAAGAACTTGAGCCAATTATGGAGATTGCCAGTCATCCAAAATGTGGTGTACATCGCTTGAGGCAAGATGGCTCTTGCTTGTTCTCTTGCCACACCTGCATCAAGTAACCGATTATATAAAGCGAGCGAAGCATCAATGTGTTCAGCCATTCTCTTAAGTGGAACGTCATGATTTTCAAGTTCGCCATCACTGCATTGAAGATTCTTCTTTGATTGTGCTCTCAGTGTTGAAGGGATAAACGCTTGAAGTTCTTCGCTAGTATATCGCCTTGATACTTCATTATAAGAGAATGTTCTATGCCTCATGATTTGCGACCTAACAAACAAAGGGACGTGAAGACGAAAGGTGATCACGCTATGCTCGAAAGGACTAGTATGGCCTTCTTTTAGTAAGAACTTAAGTAAGCGCTTATCTCTGTCAGTTGGTTCGGTGTGATCTAAGTTGTCGAGTAGAAAACTAACCCTAGCACTTTCAACCGCTCTTAAGTCATTGCCCATATTATCGACTAATAGAACATGACCAATATTGTCATTATATACATTTATTCTCATTAAAAGCTCCTTGCTTTTGATCCGCCTACTTTGACTTTTCTATTACCGCCACCTTGTCGCCTCGGTGTGTACTTCTTATCTACTGCGCTATCATTCCAATTAAAAGTTATGCAGTCATATCGTAAAGCATCAAGTGGATCTTCTCGGCCATCCTTCTTGGGCTGCTCTTTGTTATCCCATCCATAAGATAGAAGTGCTTTCCTTAGGCTATTTCCCGCTGATCTTTCGCCCTTATCCCAAAGCGTCTTGGTGAGTAAATAGCGCTTCTCATTAAACGCTCGCTTTAATCTTTGAATACCATTAAGCACGTCAACTTTGACAGGATCAAGAGCATATCTCAAAGGAAGACCAAGACCTTTTGGTGGATCTTGTCTCATCACCTTGAAAGTTGAATGGCCTGTCTGATCATTGCGAGCCTTGCCCGCCTTGTCAGCGACTCCAACATCTATCCATATTCTAGGCCCTGGTGCTTTGTCTCGCTGTGATCTTGGCCAAGCAATGGCAAGTATCAAGGTGGTGAGTTGGTCGGTGGTGACTTCTCTTGGATTGATCTCATGGCAAATGACGGAGGCTTCAAGTTGCTCATCATAGCAAATGATCAAGACACTCGGTTTCCTAAATCCCCAATCTATGGCGATCCGACCAGTCATGCTCTCTCTATAACTCCAACCATCGATGACATGGCTAGCCTCGGTAAACTCAGAGTAGATCAATCCACTTGGTGGTTTTGGCTTGTTCATGATCATGGCTTCACGCTCATCAGGTGGAAGCATTTTGGTTGCTTCAAACCATTCATCAGCGAGATTGTCTTGATTAACATAACTTGAGAAGAACAGTGGAGCTATCCCTTGTTTCTCTGACATATTGACCCACCATGCATCAACCACTGGCAGACCAACTAGGATCAAGATAGGACTTGGCCCTGCTCTTAATCGACCAAGAGCCTTATGAGCTACCTCTTGATTGAGTGTTTGACATTCATCGATTAAACATACTCCGCTTGTTACATTCAATCCCTCAAGTGGATTGTGAGTTGCTTCTCTTGTGCCTGGTCGATAATACGACCGACACCAAACGCTTGAGCCGTTGTTTGTATCAGTCCATTTCTTAAGCGTGTGGTTGTAAGTCCATCCAAGAGGATTCAACCACTTCTCCATCTCAGGCATTAAGACTGAGTTGTATCTTGGAGTAGTATCAGTGACTAATAGTGATGACGTGCCAGGTCTAGTCTTGGATAGAAACAGGATGGAGAATACAAGCGCTGAAGTCTTACCGCTACCCCATCCACACCTATCCGCAATTATTGTATCTCTTCTTGATATAGCGCTGATGATGTTTAGTTGGAGTTCATTTAGCTTGATGTCGGTCATGATCTATCTTATGTTGATTGGAGTTATTCATGTCAGTTTAACTAGGATCAACCTCATCGCTTTCTCCTGTTAGTGATGGGGTTGTTTCATTTTTGGTATGTAGCGCTTCAATCTGCTTCATCATTGATAGTACTTCAGCCGAACCATCTGACTGCTTAGTCACGTTGAGATCAACTTGCTTTAGATCGCCATACTCCAAAGGGAATCTCTTGGATAAACGCCAAGCCCATCCTCGCCAATCCATCTTGTCATCTACACAACGGTCAAGCTTTGAAAGCATAACCGCTTCACTAAAGCGAATAGCCGCCGACACTTCTTCAGCCCACTCTTGATCACCTTCTATCCAACGATAGTAAGTTGTTTCTGAAACTCCTGATTGTGTATAAGCTGCCTTAACTGTCATGCCAGTACGCAAGTTCTCCAAGAGATTATCTCTAACCGCTCGGCCTTTTGGCTTCCTGCCTGGCTTCTTACTCGGCTTCTTTCCAGCCATAATGTTCTCCAATCACTGAATGAATTGTCTGATAAAGCGCTTCACTTTCCTTTTGAAGTGGTGAGTTGTCACGATCAACAAGACGCCTTTTGATCTCACAGAGCGACTTCAAGACAAGCTCCTCACGCGCGCGTATTACATTCATTTCGCCCACTATAGCAGACTGTAAGATGTTCTTCACGTCATCCATCTTTAACACCATGCCAAGCTCATGAGTGATCTGTAGTGCTATGTCATCAATGCTAAAGCTTCGGTGGTGTAGATCTAAAACAAACGCTTGTAATTCATCATCAGTCATTGATTGTCCTTTGTTGGCTGTCGGTCTCATGTCGATTATCCTGCAATTACATCTTCAAGCCTTGAATACTTTTTATAATACTCACGAAGCTTGGGAAACAAGAAGTGAACTGATCCAAGGAAGAGCCAAGTTAAACGCTCAGGTGAGAACGTGTCTTTGTCTTTCTTAGAACTTGGAAGGCCTTTGGCGTGTTGAATTGCGCAAGGTGCATACTCTTCCCAAAAAGGTTTCACAGCGTACTCAGTTATGGCGGTCTTTGGCATTGGAGTATTTCTTTTCACTAGCTCATCATAAGCGGCGGTAACATACCCACAAAATAAATCATGGTCTTGATTTACCCAAAGAATATTACCTTCCTCACCGCTTGCACTTGGAGGCTGATAAAAGGCCGCTTGCCAAATACCATTTAGCTTAAAACGTCCTTCAGCGTCTTCATGAGTTTGTCTTATAAAACGTACTGTCGGTGACTCTTTTCGTTTTGCTTCTTGCGCTTTTCTTGCTTTTAGCTTTGCTTCTTTCTGTTCAAGTTCCTCTTTAGTTAGTGGTGGATTTGGCGGGTTAGGGTCAGGGTTAGGGTCAGGGTCAACAGGCTTTTCACTTGTGTTAGTATTAAATAGATCATTAATAGGGTCACCGCCAAGCTGGCCACCTGATGGATGTGAGATTAATAAACCATTACCAGCTTTGATCTTTCGACCATCCTTTGGAATCTTCAACCATTTTTCATAGTCTTCAGCTGACTTTGATTTTGTAATATTTGTTAGGTCTTCAACCGCCACCTCAAGCAAAAGATCTTTAATCTCTTCAGGCATATTCTTCTGAAAGAAAGCTTTTAGTTCATCCATTGGGAGCGTTGTGGTTGGTTGCGCTTCTTCTGAATCTTTCCAAGATAGAGTTGATCTTGCTTCATTTGGATAAACGCCACACTTTGTTTCTTTCGTGTATGCTGGTGGCTGAATCAATAGCGTGATTTTCTTTGCAACCTTATTCGACCAAAGACCCCATGATCTACTTGAGGCCGATCTTGATTGCGCTGTGATTGTGTCAAAGTCACCATAGAGTTCATTCTTATACACAGTGGCTTCAATAAACTTTTGATATGTAAGCGGGGTCGTGTTTTCAGCGCCTTTGTTTGATTTAACTCCTTTTTTTAAAAAGATTAAAAGAGTCCAATCTTTATATTTAAGCTGCCAACTTTGTAAGGCGAGGCTTTTTAACACTTCGATGGGATTGTTAATTGTAAGGTACTGTGTATGTTTATGTGTTTTTTCTTTAGCAGCTGTTTGTAAATACTTTGGAAAACTAGGCTTAATATCATTAAAACTTAAATATCTCGACTTTAAGAAAGCAGCGCCTTTTAAGTATAAATGCTCAAAAGTGTTTTCTTGTGGATGATTGCCAAGCATGATCACAGCTGTACCAGTGGTGTGCTTTTTATTAAGCCTGTTAACGCTCCACCACTTTAGCCAATCAATTCCGCCAACTGTATAAGATCCATACTGGCGCTCTATTACCTCTTGAAAATCCACCACATGGTCAATAAATAGTTCAGCGTCTTCATCTAAATAACTTCGCCAACATTCATCACTTGTTAGTCCTTTAACACCAGCGCTCTTTTCTCCATCTTCGCCTTGCTCATAGGCCATCCATATCATAAAGCCTCTTGGATGATCTTTAGTTTGACATAAGACAATCAAACCATGCTGATTTCTTGGGAGTGCTGAGACCTTTAAGCCTACTCCAAAGTTATCCTCTTCTCCGCCAACCTTCTTTGATGAGCTGTTCTTATTGTTGATGAGTTCCAATATTTTATCTTTTGGAATACCAGGGCCATCATCTAATCCAATAGCTTTGTATATGCCATTGGCTCGCTGTGCTAGCTTGTCATATGTAAAGCGTACATTTTGAGCACCTGCCTCAACGCTGTTTTGATAGATCTCTCTTACATATTGAGCGGGGTTCATTGTTCGGTAGGTTCGCTCAAGTCCTGCGATTACGTTCTTGTCTTCCATTTTAATCATGTCAGTTTTCCTTTGTCAGTTTATTAGTTCCATTTGCCTTGTGGCTCGATAGTTACATCAGGCGGTAGTAAGTCACCTGGCGACCGCTTCGCCATTAGTCTGAAAGTTCTCACATTAACGTGTTTCATTTTCTCGATTGTCTTGATTGAGCCTTCAACATAGATCTTGTCATTTGGTTCAAGCTCTTCAACAGTTCGTTCAGCTAGCTTGCCATATAAGCGCACTGTGTGAACCTCGGTCACGATCTTGTATTCCTTGCTTATATCTGACCGCCAAGTGTCTTCAGTCTGTAGTTTCACCTCCAAGTATTTCGAGTATTTAGTCTGATGAGGTTTTGGATGCCCGATCACTTTCCCCACCAGCGTGATTGAGTTGATGCTTGCCATTGAGTTCTTCCCTTAATCGTTTAAGTCTAGTTGAAAAGTAATCAGCGCTTTAGGCTGCCGTTGGGAGATGTCTCTGAGAGTTCCAAAACTCGAAGTAGATCAACGCCTGCTTTATTTCCCTCTTTAGATCTTCGGTACTTTTCAAGACTATACTCCAATAATAAGCGGACAATATCGCTTGATGTTCGCTTATGACGTTTAGCAAGTACAGTTAATTGATCTTTGATGGATTGGCTGATTCTTATTGTGCAGTCTTGGCCTTTCATTAGTTATCTACAATATCCGTTCTCTACTCGCTTCTTGATATCATGCTTATAAACCGCCTTCTTAGCGCCAGCGAATATCCTAGCGGACAACGTGAGATCAGTATTTACATTATTATCCATTCTGTACATCTCGACTGTATGCCTCACACAAGCTCTTACTGCTTCATTTAAGTTTAAATTGTAATCCTCCATAATCTCTTCAAGTACTTTAAAGAGGTCATCATCTAAATAGATTGTGGCTTGCTTGCGCTTTGTATTATTCCTTTTAATCATTCAGTCATCCTATCAGTTAACATTAACTTAATGTAAATAATATAAGCGTATACTTAAAGCAAGCTGTTTATCAATTATCTCACGCCCCAATAAGCCAGCTCTTTCTTATCCGCTCTTCTGTCATGGCCCTTCATGTGTATTGGTCGCTTGAACATTGCTTGAAGCCTTGACGCACTTGCTCTGTTTTGGTCGAGTGCTTTGACAAAGAGATCTTCAGGAGTGAGATTGGTTGTCATGACAATGGCGAGCTCACCCGCTGCCCATCTCTCATACATTCTTTGAATAATGTCAACAGTGATGCTTTTAAACCAATCTGTCATATTGGCTCTTCCACCAATCCCGCCAAACTCATCAAAGAGGAGAAGGTTGATTTGGCTTAACCATTGCTCAAGTGGATTGTCATCCTTGCCGTTAAATGTTCGCTTGATCTTATCGATCAATTGAGTGTGTGAAGTGAAGTGTACTTTGTGATCATTGAACGTTGCATATTTAGCGAGCGCATAAAGTATCGATGTTTTACCATTACCTGGCGAGCCCCATAGATAAAGACTTGGTGAAACCGCTTTACCTCGCTCTTCCTTGGTAAGGTTCATCCACTCGACTAGAGCATTGACTCTTTCAAACTGTTCTTGACTGTCCCACTCATAAAGGTCTAGGTGCATACCTTCAGCGTCTTTTGGTAGCTGTAAGTCATTTAAACGCTTTAAGCGTCTTCTTGGTCGCTCACAATAGTCACAAACTTTTGCTGTCCTATTTCTATTCTCATCAACTGAATAGATAAAGCCTTCACCACATCGACCACAATATGGAACTTCTTTTGTTTTAAAGTATGCAGTTTGTGAGAGTACCCAATCATGTTCCTCAAGGTTGGTGTGATTCAAATGACGAAAGTCTTCATATTTTCTTTTCTGCTTTTGAGTGACTGGTATTTGATTCCTGACTTTCTTAAGCTCTGTCAGATAGTGTGTGATCTTTTCAACTTCATCTCCTAAGCGCTTCATTTGATTTTCCCTTTACTCGATACAATACTCAATCCATTAACAAGCTCATTACCCCAAAGTTCTACAGAGCTAACACCCCACTCATTTCCTAGTGATGGGTTAATAGCAGTAGTATAATTTATTGTATTAATTATTGTATTACTATTGTCCTTTATTGATAGTGATATACTTTCTATATCACCCTGTGACATACTTTCCATATCAGGGTGACATACTTTCTTAGTCACCTGTGATATACTTTCTATATCAGTAGGCGATATACTTTCTATATCACCCTGTGACATACTTTCTATATCACCTGTATACTCTAAGATGTTATCAACAAGCACTTTGATTGGTGGCGCTTTGGTCGCTTTAGCTTTAAAGAAGTCACGTTGGATCAATCCAGCCTTCTCAAGTCGAGCGATGTTCTTGCATACTGTTGATTGTGTAGTGCCACACTTAACAGCGAGCTCTCTAGTTGATACAACCTTGTGGCCTTCTTTGCTTGTCCATGTTTTCCAATCAACCCGCCTTATGATTGCTCTCATTATCACCTTGGCCATTGGTGGCAGATCACGCCGCTCCATAACCTTGTCTGTTAGCTGTCCCTCATTCATGTCAGTTCTCCTTTATATATAGAGGTATACAAGTTGTACTCTTATTTATTATATTTAACAATAATAATATTTATTATATTTAATGTTAAGTTTTCTTGACATGAGTTTAAGAGAGTAGTAGAACTCATATATAGCAACTGACAAAAGGAGAACTGACATGACTACTATTTATCACACATCACCTGAAGAGATTAAAGAGAACACAATGAAACAACTCAAGACTTCAACGATTAAACGATACTCAAACAAACAACTTGTAAGACACTTCGATCGCTCGCTCGACCTTTTCAATACCGCTCCGTTTCGGATCACTGGATGCGGTAAGGTGTTTGAGTATGACCCATCTAATAATTGCTACTTCTTTTCATTTAATACGGAGGATCGGGATACTTTAATCGTTGCGATTGAAGCGATACATAGAACACTAGAGACAAGAACATTATAAACTCCACAAAACTAAGCTCTTTAAAAGCAAAAATAAAACTTAAAACACTTACTAAGGAACTGACATGAGACAACTGATGAAGAAGAAACTAAAGACAAGAGTAAAGCTTTCAGCGCTTGCTGATATGAGCGCTTGTCATCCTGTCTATTTAAGTAAGATCATAAACAATAAAGAGACACCGAGCGCTGAGCTAGCGGCGAGACTAGCTGAGTGTGCTAATCTTCTTTATGGTGAAGAAGAGGCTTTTCATGAAAGTGATTTCACTGGCGAGGATGAAGCCTTTGACCAAGTGATCAATAACCTTTGCCATCACATCGCCAAAGAACTCGAAACAAGCTTTATGTCTGTTTACAAAGTATTGCTTTGTCTTGAGCAAGCCACCAATGAACAAAAGAGAGAGATTGTTAAACTAATAAAAGCAAAGAGACTCACTGATGAAGTTTGATAGTATCGATGCATGGATGGAGTACTTAAGAGAGAAAGCTAAGCAAGACACTGATCAAGCTGACAATGATGACAATGGTGAACAAGATGACGTTGATCAATATGAAGATGAACTCAATAGGCAGCTAGACAAAGAATCTTCTTGGGCGTCTCAACCACGTCAAATGTTAAACGCTCGATATGTAGCTATGAGCTATGAGCTTGCAAATAATATAAACATAAGCAAAGGAACTGACATGATACCTGACGAACAAATTGCACAAGACCTATCTATTGGCGTTTGTTTATTCATATTCGTCATCACAGCGGTGGCGCTCTTGAAAGATTTTGGCGGTTACTTGCCCGCCGATGAATGTGCAAACAGAGTGATTGATACACTCTCACCCTATCAAGTCCACCAACTAACAGACTCATCTTATCCCGCTCAATATAATGAAGTAAGGTCCTGGTGTGTACATCACTCGACAGACTGGCAGAGAAGCATTGAATCTGCTCGCTCTTATAGAGAACTACCTAACCTACTTGACATGAATATCAACTAAAGAACTGACAAAGGAAACTGACATGAACGCTATATATAAATCAATCTATGTACCGACTAACCTTGATGAAGCCAAAGAGATCGCCACTCTTCTTGATGAGCGTAACCCCCGCGACCTTCTTAAATGTCATGCCGCTCATGGTCATCACTTTGGTGGTGATATGGGCAAGGTTCAAACTCAATCATACTGTCTCAAAGGTAAGCCATCATTAAGCGCTGATGCAATGGCGGGTATCTGTCGCAATTCAGGACTCGTGAGATATTGGCAGATTGTAGAATGGAATGCACAACTATGTAGAATCATCTTCGCTCGTAAAGATGAACCGAAGGAGATTAAGCATGAATATGTTTACACGATGGAGATGGCCGCCGCCCAAGGCTTAACTAGGAATAGGAACTGGCAGACTATGCCGCTCCAAATGTTAAGAAGTCGATGCATGACAATGGGACTTAGAGCCACATATCCCGATGCTGTTAGCGGTATCTATTCAGCTGATGAGATCGCAGATAATACAAACATGAGCGATGATGAGAGAGCTAGAATATCAGCTGAATCACTCGGTGAAGACTTGAACTTGAAAGAAGCGCCACTACGTCAACAGCGCCAACAGCGACCGAGCAAAGCGCCAGTCAAGCAAGCGCCACCAAAACCAAAGAGTGAACCGCTCTATGTCTTCTCAAGTGAAGAGATGTTTTGGGAGATTGTTGACGAACACAATATTAGTGAAGAAGAAGTGCAAGGTGTGATTGATCGAAAGCGCTTAGACTTGTCAGATATGACATCGAGAGAACTAGAGGATTTTTTTTATTCTTCTATCATCCATAGAGTCATCCGTCAGTCGTGGGGATATGTTGATGAGTGGTGGATGACTGATGTTCAAGAGAGCATTGAAGCTCAACACAACGCCTTCACAGCTGAATACCCAATACTAGAAGAGTGCCCGCCTGCCATCTATGGCCCTCGCTTAAATGAGCCCGCTTATGTTGAAGTCTTAAGACATAGTAACTTCATTGATGTTCACTTTAAAGACTCGCCTGATAGCTTGCTTATTGAAGTTAAGAAGGCGCTTAGATATATGAAGAAGAATGACTGGTCAAGATATCACAGCTTGATTAGTTTGACTGCCAACGCTGACCTTTGAGCGGACTAGGTGTCTCTAATACGCTCGGTACATTTGATTGACCGAGTAATGTTTCAAGGCGGGTCATACTGGCTATCAACTTTCCCAACTTTTGATCAATCTCATTAAGCTTTGAATCACTAGCGGCCATTCTTGTTTCAAGTGATTTAATCTGTTGCTTCATCTTTCCTAGAGACTCCGCTGAACTTGCTTTGTCTTGGCTAGTCTTGAAGATGATTCCTAGAATGGCCATAACAGTTCCGACATCAAGAGCGTTCATATCCATTTCATTTTCTCCAAACTAGAAGGGCTGTGGTGGAAGCTGCTAAAATAGCAAGGCCACCACTTACATATACCATAATCTCAGTGTATCGCTCGCTAGTCATCAACGCTTTCTCAGTTCGATCAAGCCTAGCTTCATAGGCTGCTAGTATCTCTTGAGTCCGCTCTTCTCTATGTATCGCTATACTCTCAGCTTGCTTCATACCATTAAAGCACTCAGCCACCGATTCATCAATTGCCCAAGTACAAAGGTCTGTCGCTCCCTCCATAGCTGTCTTGAGTCTTACAAAGTCATATGGAGTCATGAGAAGACGAACAGTCTCAACAGTCTCGCCAGGTTCAATCTTCTCCGCTTTGATTGGATCAATACCTTTACCAATCCATATGGCGGTCGCTGGTACATCGCCAGGTAAGGCAGGTGATAAAGCGAGAATGATGCTTAAGATGATGTTCATTAGTCCTCACATATAATGTCTTTATGATTCTTCAGTGCTTTTGATACACGTTCAGCGCATAAAGGGCCACAATCAATCACAGCGCCGCCCGCTTTGGTCGCTTTGCACGTTGTGAGTTCTCTATTACACTCGAAAGCTTTAGTCGTCTGTCTCTCAGCTTCAACTATATAAGTCGAGCAAAGGATGGCGGGATCTTGATGGCCGAGTAGATAGCCCGCAAAGACCGCCAATATGATCGCACAAAGCGCCATTGCATAAGGGATCGTTTCCCGATGTGCTAAAAGTTGTTCAATCATCGTATATGAACCATAACTAATTCATCAGCGACCCTTGAAGCTTGACCTCTTGGAAGTGGTGCGATGATTCCACACTCTGTTGATTCACCGACATAGACACGCCCATTTGTTACGATGAACTCACCACCTTGATCAGGTATTGATTGATCTGCCATAGCGTATGTAGTGCCTGCAAATACTGCCCTAGCTGTCCATTCAAGAGTTTCTTCATTTTGGGTTGGTGTGTTTTGAATTACACCAATCAAGCCTTCTCCATTGCTTGCAGTTGTCCACAGCTGACTAGCACTATCATATTTTATAACAGTGCCTACAGCTAGATTTGATTCTATTTTTACATTTACCCACATTTTAAAATTCCTTATGTAACATCTCTCACGTTGTAACTAGTACACCAAAAATTGTTATAATGCATCACTCTAACAGTGCCCGAAACAGCCATTACTTTTAGAGCAAACATCGAATTAGTCGCGTCGGGAATTGTATATATACCATAAGCAACAGCGGCACTTTGTTCATCGCAATATGTGAGAGGCCCAATTGGTGACAGTGAAGCGGCACTACTGCCAGCGTGCCACTGTATCGAGATTGAACCCCCGCTCAATGTTTCACAACTATGGACACTTTCAAGCAACACTGTTTTACCAATACTGCTTGATTGTTTGTTACCCATGTACCACCCAGCATAAGCACCGATTGAATCAGCGGCTGTTGATAGAATTAGATACTCATAATTTAAAAGACCGGACGAATAAAATGCAAGTAGTTCGCCCGTCGAGTATGCAATTGAGCCCGTAGTATATCTCGCAATTGATATCCAATTAAACAATGCATCGCCGTAATCATGAGCTAGACCACTTAAAGCAAGCGGTGCATAGTTGCCACCTGTGTAGCCTAAAATATTAGTATCAGCGGGTGAGCCAGTAATTAGATCAGTTAGATTAACATCAACATTTTGATTTGTTGGCTCTGTTGAGTTGACTGTGTTTACTAAATAACTCATATATCACCCGACTTTTTCAACGATGAAAAGGCCATGCTCCGCAATTGTATTTCCTTGGCTTGCTACTGTCTCAACATTACTTGCAGCAACAATTTTCATTGTGTAAGTCGTGTTCGTGGTTG